ACGTCCGGGTCGGGAACGTCCGGGTCGGGAACGTCCGGGTCGGGAACGTCCGGGTCGGGAACGTCCGGGTCGGGAACATATTCGGGACGGGAGTTTTGGACGATATAGAGGTTATCCGGGAAATACTCTATATGAGCCTCATCGTCCTGCAGTACAAAAGATTCCCAGTGGCTATCGTCTTCGTTGAACCTAACGAACATAGGGAAGAATTTTCCGCCGTGACCGGCTAATCGCCAGATCATCCAGTACTCCTGTTCTCCGCCGACGTACCTGTTACAGCGTTTAGCCTCTCCGTTGACGAACGAGACAAACTGCGGACTGTAATATCCAGAAATGCCGAGCTGTGTGCCGTCTGTTAGCAACGGAGTCACAATGGAGTTCGAGGGTGTCGGGAGTGAATTTTCCGACAGATTAAAACTCCGAATAGTGTCCCCGGTGACGTAGATATCGAGGCTGCTCAAATCGCTGAAATAGTAGGGTTGAGCCTCAAGGCTGGAACTCGGGAACACGAGAGGCTCTTCGAGTTCAATGACCGGAATGTTAAATACATTTTTACCGTTATAGTAGAACGGTGCATACCCAAGAAAATACCAGGTGAATGTAAAGGCCATTAAATCACCCCATCCAATGTGATCGTGCGGCCTCGGACGGTCACGCCGTTTACTTCGCCGGAATCGTCATAGGTAAAGGTCAGCACTTCCGTCTGGCCCGTTGCCAGCTCCACGGTGCAGGTGCCAGCGTCGTCGTCGAAGGTCACGCTGTCAGCTTCCAGGGCGGTCATCACGCCCACGGGAAAAAGGGTCTGCCCGCCGTAGACAATCTCGCAACTCGCAAACACGATGTTTTTGGCAAAGCTCTCGCCGGGACTTTCTTCGTCGGTGTAGTCCGCATAGGTCCATTCCCCGGTCGCCTTGGTATAGCCGCAGGTGTGCCAGCCGGTGGCCGTCAGCTCGCTGGTGTAAGGGTCGTAACTCTCAACCGAGAAGTTCTCCATCAGAAAACTGACGGCAATGAATTCATCATTTTCCCACACGACCAAATCAGCATATGTCCCAGAATAGAGATTTTCGCGGCAGTATTCGACATACTCCAGGTACTCGGCGGGGACTTCCAGCACGGGATACTTGGGCGCGGAGCCGGAGGCGCTGATACCTCGGATACACGTGGGAATCTCCGTGAGACTGTCCGCCTGTGCGCCGCCCTTTTCGCCCAAGGCCTCGTTGCTGTCCTCCAGAATGGCCGCCAGCCTCGCTGTGCGGGTTTCCAAAGCAGTCTGAACACTCATCCTCCCTCACCTCCGATTAAGGCATCCAGTCCCGCCAGGGCGGCAGGATAGTCCCCCAGCGCCGTGTTGATGGCCGACGTTACAAAACTCTCCGACACCGCGCCGATGTTGGTCCGGGCTTTGGTTTTCTGTGCGTTGGTCAGGGCCTGGTTCACGTCATATCGCACCGCACCCGCCACGGCGCCTCCGCTGCCCCCGCCCGTGTTCACAATGTTCTGGATCTGTTCCAACAGCACCTCGATCTGCACCTGAAGCTGCTCGGCCACGGTGGGGGTCACGTCCTCAATGGTCACGTCCTCGCCATTGCCCCGGGGCCTTACCACCATACGGGCATAGGCGCTTTTCGCCCTCTTGCCGTTGATATAGCCGTCGATGGCGAACATACACTGTCCCCAGATGGCAAGGGCCTCGGGCACCACGGGGGTCAGATAGATGCGGGTGCTGGCCTTGATGTCCTCCAATGCGTCGGCGGTCAGCACGCGGGCCGTGGGATTCTCTCCCCGGGCATCCCACCAGGTAATGGTCTTTGCACAGCCGTCCCATCCCTCGTCAAACTCGATACGAAGGAAGGTGGCGTTGGCCTCGCCCTGGGTCCCTGCGTACTGGCTGTCCTTGGTCACAAGGCTGCCGTTTACCCGCACCTCAACAATTCGGTCCATAAGATCACCTCTATTCCTGTGTTTCCGGCTCCGGTTCCTCTACCGGAGGTTCTTCTTCCGGAGGCTGCTCCGGTTCTTCTTCTGCCGGCTGTGCCATGATGCCGCTGGCCTGCATGGCCGCCACAAGGGCGTTGATTGCCCCGATGACCGCCCCAAGCTCTGCCGTGTCCTCCAGGGCCGCCTGGGCCTCCACGGGGGTAGCTGTCAGCTTCGTTCCCATGGCCGTCTCCAGATCGGTCAGTCGCTGGAACGTGGCGGCATCGCCCACCTTCTGGTTTCCATCCGGGTGGCCGATGTACAGGGCTTTCTCGTCCCTGCACCAGCCAGGGGCGCCGTCCGGCAGGACCGGCATTGTCTCTTTGTTCCCTCGGTGGAACTGGATGGTATCTGCCATAGTCGCCTCCATATAACAACAGGGATACTGGGATATAGTCCCGTATCCCTGTTTTCTGATTCTCAAGCGCCCCCTTCAGGGGGGAGCTGGCACCACCGGGAGGTGGTGACTGAGGGGGTAACTTCCAAACGTTTGGAAGTGTCACGCCTCGCCTATGCACAACGCCCGGCTTCGCTGCGATTCGGGCTGGTGTCCGGGCCTTGCGGCCCTCCCCTCGCCCTCACTTCGCTCCATCCGGTCTGTGCATCACGGCTCGGTCGCTTCCTCTTACAGGTCGGCCAGCTTCTCGCTCTTGCCGTCCAGTCTGGCGATCATCTCGTTGGTTCTGGCATCCTGATACTCGCTGTTGTCCAGGACCTCCACAAACTTACGCTTGACCTCCACCCACACGCCGCGCTGGATCACGCAGTTCTCGCCGTTGACCTGCACGAACCTGGGTTCCTTGTACTTGTCGCCGTCCTGGAACAGCTTGATGCGCACAAGCTCCTCGCCCCAGGCAAGGTTTTCCTTCTTGGCCTGCGCCTTGGCGCGCTTTTCCTCCTCATCGTCGGTGATGTAGGACTTCACACGCTTTTCCGCGTCGGCAATGATGGCGTCGGCCTTTGCCTGTGCCTCTGCCATCATCTTGGCAATGGCGGCCTGCACGTCTTCCAGGGTCAGAGCCTGCTTCTCGCCGCTCTCGGGGGTCTCGGCGGTCTGCTGCACCTCGGCGGCAGGATCGGGTTTCTTCTTATTATTAGCAGCCATAATGTTCGCTCCTTTCTCTCATGGGGCAGACGGAGGATTCCCCCGCCCGCCCCACAGGTGATTAGTTGGCAGCGCCGTTGAAGGTGGACACGGACTCGATACGCACCATGTACTCCTCCACCAGACGCACAGCGGTCTTGATGGCCTTCCAGCCGATGGTAGAACGCTGGTTCAGAGGATCGGAAGTACCGCCGGAGCCCTTCTGCTTCATGATGATCTCCAGACCGCCGCCGGTGACCTTGGTGGTACCGTAAGCGTTGGCGCCCAGAATGAGGGTGGAATACACGCTCTTGCTGTTGGCGCCCGCCTCCTCCCAGATCTTGGCCTCGGTGGTCTCCACAAAGCGCGCGCCGGCAATGCGGCCGATCTCGCCGCGGTACAAGTCGTCGGGGTCATAGGTCTTAACGGCCTCCCACTTGGGGTCGTTGGTCAGGTCGTAGCTCTCATCGGGGTGGATGATACCCACATACCAGCCGTCGATCTTCTCGGCGTTCTGGTTCTTCAGGGCGCGGACAGCGCGCTTGACGTCATCCACACACAGAGGATCGGCAATGGCGTTTCGGGACACCACGCCGCCGGAATAGATGACGTTGGTGCCGCCGTTGAGCACTTCACGGGTCACGGTGTCCAGGGTGCGGCCCGCCTGGCTGGAGATCAGCTTGGAAGTCTCCAGGACCATGGGATCGATGGCGGTCAGCTCCAGCATATCGGACAGAGTGACATAGCCGCCGTACTGGGCCACGGTGGCGGTGATGTAGGTGACCTCCAGGGTCTGGCCGTCAGGAGTCACGCCCTCGGTCAGAGGAGTCAGCAGCTTGGGCAGCTGGCTGAACTTGCGAAACTCAATGGTCTTACCGCCGTTCTTGGGAATGTCGCGCTGCTGAGCGAACTGGTCATGGACCAGATAGGGCTCGGCACAGGCGATCAGATGCTTGTCATAAAAGGTCTTGTTCTCGGGGCTCAGGGACGCAGTACCGGTGGTCTGGGTGTTGGGCTGCGCGAACAGCTGGAGGTTCATGTCCAGCAAAATCAGGTCAGTATAATGCTTCATGGTGTTTATTCCCCTTTCATAGAATGGTTTGGGGAATCCGGTCTTTTCTTATCCGAAAGAGATCTTTTTCCCCTGGCCGACGCGCTTTGCAACCTCCAGCACATCCCGGCTGGACAGCTGCTCCACGTCGTCCTTCACGATTGCGGCGCTCTGAGAGGAAGTTCCATTCTCTGCGGGTCTGGCCGCCCTGGCCCTCATGCGGGTGGTGACCTGGGTTTCCATGGCCTGGGCCGCACTTCTGGCAATGGCGTCGTTGATCTCCTGGCGGTGGATCACCTCATAGGCGAACTTCACCGGCACATTGGCCTTCAGCATATCCCGGAACTGAGGGTTGCCCAGCTCGGTCTGCAGGTCAAAGGTGGGGTACGCGGCCTTGGCCTCCTCCCCCTCCCGGGACCATTTCTCAAACTGCTGCCGGGCCCGTTCCTGGCCGATGCGCAGCTGCTCCCTGCGGTGGAACTCCGCGTTCTCACGCTGGAGCTTGGCGTTTGCCTTGTACTGCTCCACGCTCATGCCGGCCTCCTCGGCCTTCTCCCGCCAATGGGAATCGTCCTGCTCAATGGCCTGCAGGAGCTTTGTGGGGTCCCCGTCCGTGATGTCATAGCGCTGCATCATCAGCTCCATGATCGGCTTCTGGGCCGCCAGACTCTCCTCATTGGCCTTTGCGTCCCTGAAACGGCCATTGAACACCCGCTGGAACTCCTCCTGGAACAGGTCTTTGTCCTCTCCCCGGATTCGGTCCTGGAATGCCTTCCGGCGTGCTTCAAGGTCCTTCTGGGCGTTACCCTCGCCCTTGCCCCCGGCGTCGGGGCCGCCTGCGGTCTGGCCGGCGGGAGCGTCCCCCTGCTTGCCAAATACCACGTTGTCATATGCGCCCGCTTTGGAACGGCGGCCTCTTCCGTTCCCGCTGTTGGTTCCGGCCGTAGGTAATGCTCCCGACCCCGCCTGTGCGGCGCCGTCACCGGCGGCGTTTCCCCCGGCTGATGCGCCAGCTGCCGCACCGTCAAACAGTCTCAGGTTAATAGGATCAAGAATTTTGAAGTTATGCATGATTCCATGCTCCTTTCTTCCGCGCCTTTTCCGCGTTGTCAGCCGCCTAACGCGACTTGTATGTGATGGTCATATAGTCCGGGTACTGTCTTGCAATCTGCGCCAGACCAATGACCGCTACCTCAAATGCTGTGTTCACCGCCTCATTACCCTCACAGATAATGGTGGTGGAACCGCTGCGCATAAATTTATACAGATAGGACGTGTCTTTTTCGTGGTTGACCAGCCAGCCCACAAGGCTATAGGTCACGGCTGAAACTCCGGCACAGACAATGTCCCTGCCGTTGTCGTTATATCCCGCATGGCCCAGCACCGTCAGGGAGTGACTGTTTCCTTCCTGGAAATAGTTCGCCCGGATCACGGCTGCATCTCCATGTTGGGGGTGGCCCTGGCCGCCATCTTCTGGGCGTAGGGTGTCATGGTGGCCTTGGCGGCGTCAGTTGCCGCGCTGCCCATGCTCTTCCCCTCCCCCTTGGGAGGTGTGCCCGTCTGAACGCCGGGGGCGCTGCCCCCATCCAGCAGACCGAGCACGTCCTGTCCCGTCTTTGCAAGGATGATAAGGCCCATCTTGGTCATCTGCTGCTGCATTACGGCCATCTGGTTCATCAGGGTCTGCCCCTGCTGCACACGCTCCTTCACCTTCTCCTTGCCGTCAAAGTCCATCAGCTCCAGGGCTGTCATGGACTGTTCGGCCAGCTGGGGATTGAAAAAGCCCAGGTTATACAGCTCCTTGGCCAGCTCATTCTGGCTCATTTTGCTGTAGGGACTGCGCCGCTGGGGCTTGACTACGATGTCGAATACAGGCCGTCTGCTTGCCTCAGTGTAGCCAAGCTCCGCCTCCTGTCCGGGATAGGCCGGGGGCAGAGGTACGCCCTTCAGGGTGGCGTTGGAGTAGGTGACGAACTCATAGCCGATCTCCCCGGTAATGCGGAAGGAGCGCTTCTCGTCATAGAACTGACGGATCAGCTCAATGGCCATGTAACAGGTGTTCATGTAGCTGCGGTAACTGGCGGTGATCATGTCCCGGCTGGTCTTGTTGCCCGCCTCCTGGAGGGCCGCAATGGCCGCCGCAGCCGTCACGCCGGAGCTGGTGCTGCCCTGGGAGAAGTCCCGGTTGCTGGAAGTCTCCTTCAGCTCGTCGATCTTCATCTGCAGGATGTTCAGCACGTTGGTATCCAGCGCCGCCACCTCGATGGGTTTCAGGCGTTCCTCGTTGATGTCGCCCTCCACGTCCACGATCCGCTCGTTCAGGTCAAGAAACTGCTTCTTGTTGATGCCCATGGAGGTCTTACCGAAATACCGGGGCTTGGTGCGCATCACGGCGTTCTCCATGATGACCTGACTGAGCTTGTCAATGTACATCTGGGGGGACTTCATCAGCGCGATATAGCCAAAGCCCGTGGGGGTGCCCTCCTCCGGGAACAGCACATCGAACTCCACCGGATAGCGCCCGTGGTCATACAGGCCGTTGGGGTAGTTGGCCGGGTCATTCTCCGTGCTCACAAGGATCTCATTGCCGCAGAACTTGCAGAAGTGGAGGATGGTGTCACCCTGGGGGGTGCGCTTTTTGTAGTACCAGTCCACCACCACGCTCTTGTCCGTGGTGTCCAGCTCCTTCTGGTCGTCGTTGGCGTACTGGGCCACGTCGATCACATGGCCGCCCAGATTGCCCTGCAGCTGGGGATACTCCTGCTCCAACAGGTCGTTGTCCTTCAGCTCCACAATGAACAGGTTCCGGCTGTCCTGAATGTTGGTGATGCCCGGCTCCCAGAAGATCTTCAGCATATCAATGAAGGGAATGTCGATGTCCCCCAGACCGTCCTCCAGCTCCTTGTTCCAGAAGGTGCCCGTAGCCGACACGCCGTGCTTGAGCTTGTACCAACCGCCGTCGGAATATGTCTCCTCATAGTTGTTGCGCTCAAAGATCACCGGCAGGATGGAGGACAGGATCTTGGCGTCCTGCTCATCTGCCTGTTCCCGGGGCAGCACATTGGGCTCGGGGAAGTTGTCCATGATGTCGGCGTGCTTGTTGGCCAGGGAGTTGAACAGCCATGCGCTGGTGGGCTCGGGCCGGTCATCCTGCTCGGCCTGTTTGTTGCGCACCACGTCCCAATGACGCAGGCGCCACCACTGCTCCTCCTCCAAAATGCGCTCCTCAAAGCCGCGCTTGGCGTCTTTGTACTTCTTCAATGTGGCAATGCCCTTCTCCAGGGCCTCCCGGTCAAGGCCCTTGCCGGTGCCCTGGGGCATTACTCGTCTGTCCACCGGCTCCTCCTGGGCCTGACTGCCGGGGATTTTCAGCCCCAGCGCCCTGGCCGCCGGCACCAGATAGTCCTTGATGGTCTTACCCTTGGCATTGGGCCTTGCCGGGTCGATTCTCTCAGGCATTTAAAGCCCTCCTTTTACAGGGTTGCCCCGCTCGCGATAACCTCTTTGAGCTTCAGCAGGGCATCCAGAACGGCCATATTGTGCCGGCCCAGTGCATTCTGCTTCCCGGTAGTGGCCATGCGCAGGGGGTTGTGGTACTCCATCTGCCCCTTTGCCACTTCCCTCAGCTCTTCGATTTCCTCGTCGGTGATCTGAGTGACCTTGATGCAAATGTCGAGGATTTTATTTTCAGCCATTGTGCGGCCTCCTTACTCCACGATGTACCAATCGTCGGCCAGAATATCGCTCTGCGTGGCCAGCCATCCGGGCTGGAAGATGTCCTGAGAGGTCTTGATGACCAGAAGGTCGTGAACCTCCACGTCGGTATCGGCAAAGGCCGACAGATCGGCATTGGTGTGGAACTCCACATCATGGGCGAGGAAAACGTACTGGCCCTTGCCGTTCCAGTTCAGACGGGCGATCTTCTTGCCCTTCTTGGCCGCCTCGATGGCAAGGCCGAAGTTCATGGCATTGGTGGGGCGGTAGGCCTCCTCAAACGCGTCCTTGGGGCTCCAGCTCACATAGTTGTCGCTGTACTTGACCAGATAGCCCTCGTCCTCGGGGTTCTCATCGGCGGGAATGGTCCAGCCGCGGTAGTCGTTGTACGCGCCGCGGGTCATGGGACGGGCGGTGATCAGCTTGGTTCCAATATAGGCATTCATTGCGAACAGATTATCCATGATAAAATCCTCCTAAATTTCACAAATTCCAAACGTTTGGAACTTTATATGGCTTAATACTTCCTGTAATATGCGTATCGGTCCGGTTTGGTATCGCTGTCCGTGCTCAGCGGGTCGTAGACCTCCGGCTTGCGCTCCTTCACGGGGACAGGCTTGATTGGGTACTCCATGCACATATACCGGGTCTCGTCGGCCACGTGGTCTTCCATCTTGGTGTCGATGTCCTCCGGCTTGTGATCGTCATAGACCAACAGAGGAATGGTGCGGATAAAGGCCTCGCAGTTGCTGAATATGTACATCATGGGGATGCCGTTCTCATCAAATCGCAGGCGGTAATGTACCTGCATCCAGCCGGGGATACGCTCATGGTCGCCCTTGTCGAAGTACACGCCGTACTTCTCCCCCGTCTCGGCAATGGAGATGCCGTGGGAGGCGTCCCAGATGGCCGGGTCGGCTACGCCGAGGATGCGCTTACCTTTCAGCCATGGGTGCTGCGTCTCGGTACGGTGGATTTCCTCGAAGATCTGATCCGGGCTCCACTTGATGCCGGTGTTCGGCTCGTCCTTCACGCAGCCGTACAGCTCCAGAATGCGGTACAGACGGCCGTCATAGTCGATGGCCCACCATGCACAGGAGAAGGGCTTGGAGTAACCGAAGTCGAAACTGCGGTAGATCGTCCACTCCCTGGGCGGGTCAAAGGGTGCAATGACGTGGGTCCACTCCCGGTCCTCGTAGTGGTCGGACAGGTTGCGGAACTCCTCGAATACCTGACCCTCATACACGTCCCACTCGCCGTACAGGTGAGCCCGCTTCTTGTGCTCCGGCAGGGCCTCCAGCATCTTGATATAATCGGGGTTGGCCTCCATCAGCACCGTGTTGTCGTGGACGGTGGCCTGGATAAACACATAATCGTTGGGGTCCTCGCCCTTCCGGAAGTTCCGGTCGATGAAAATCCGCTTGATATACTCGTGACCCACGCCGCCGGGGTTCATGGTGTAGTACACCCGGGGGGATAAGTCCGTCCGGGTGGTACGCAGGGACGTACAGATGAAGGTGATCCAATCCTCGGGAAACTGGGTAGCCTCCTCAAAGATGATCACATCGAACTCCTGACCCTGATACTGGTTCAGATCGCCCTCGTTGTCGCAGTAGCCCATCATAAACCGGCTCCCGTTGGGGAACAGGAAGGCACGCTCGTCGCTGTTGTACTTGGCATAGCCGTACAGCTCAGAGCGCAGAGGAATGATGTGGTTGTTTCTCAGCTCCGGCATGGTGCGGCGAATCAGTATGACTTTCAGATCGTCATACCGCATACACAGCAGTACACCCTTGCGCCGGCCGGCCCAGCTCTTGCCGCCCCCTCGGGCGCCGCCATAGCCGATGTGTTTGGCCTTGGCCTTGAAAAAAGCCTGCTGCTTGGGATTGGGTACCTCCTCCCGGAGGTGTTTGAAGATCAGCGCCTCGGTCATTCCGACCACTCCGCCAGTTTCCCCTCAAACTTCACCTTCATGGTGCCGCCGGAATCCAGTTTGCCGTCCAGATCCAGCGCCTGCGGCGCCTTTCCGAACCACATCTCGGCCATCCACTTGAGGATGTCGGCCCTTACCTTTGCCGGGCATCCCGGCTCGTTTGCCATGGCCCACAGCTCCGCCGGGGCCTTCTCTGCATACTCCCGGAAGTCCTTGGGCAGGGGTGCGCGGCCTCTCGGGTTGCCGCTGGTGCCCTTCTTGAACCGACCTTTGCTATCACGCTCCGGTGCCATACGCTCCCCTCCTTTCGTCGTCGCAGACGGCTTACTCCTTTTCTCCCTTCACAAAGGACAGGAAATAGGTCTGCTCCTTTTCGTCCAGGCGAATCAGCACACGATAGTCCTGCAGGGCCTCCCACACGGCCTTATGCTCCACCGTAACGGGGTGGTCCACGTCGGCGCCCAGCCTGCACAGCAGGATGGCCACAAGGGCCTCGTTGGACTGCTGCTTCCTGTCCTCCAGCTTCAGGCGCTCCTCCAGATCGGCAATAATCTTGTTGCGGGTGCCCACGGCCTTCTTGTAGCGGCCCAGCTCATACTCCGCCGTTTCGGCCCTCTTTTTCAGCTCGGCCAGCTGCCAATCCTGACCGGCGGCCTTCTCTTCGGCCTCCCGCAACTGTGCGGCACGGCCCTTTTTGTTCTTCTTCATGGCTTATCGCTCCCTTCTACCCCCATTTTGCCACAGGTCGATAGTCTCATTTAATCGCATCTTTCGCCCCCTCCCCTGCTTTCGCCCTGTTAGCAGGGTCTGTGGACAAAAAGGAGAGGGCAGGAATCCCCGCCCTCTCCAAATGCGTATTAAACCTTTTTCAGTGCAATCAGCGCGTCCGAATGTATCCTGTGGCAGTGCTGCAAGCAGTAGTGGTTCCGCTCGCTTACCTCTTCCCATGTCAGGCCGTTGATGTAGTAATCCCGGATCAGTGTCCGTGCACGCACGTCAAGGCCCTCTATGGCCTTTTCAATGGCAAGCAGCTCCGAGGTCAGCCTCTCCCGCTTCTCCCGGTAGAACGCCTGCAGCGCCTCGCTTGCTTTGGTTTCGATGGTGTTTTCCTGCTCCTTCAGCTGTCGCTCCTCCAGCTTCAGATTGCGGTATTGCCGCAGGCGTTCCTTGGTCATCCCTGAACCCTCCTCTTGGGTACGATCATTTCATCAGCATCCCCATGCGCTCCCGGCGCATCCGCTCAAACTCCTCGTCCCTCGACCGCTCGCCGGTTGGGGTTGAAGCTGAGGTTGATGTTGGGGTTGTAGTTGCAGTTGTTGCTGTAGTTGTAGATGGAGATGTATTTGTGTTTGTATTTGATGTTGTAGTTGGTAACGGCTCGTCATCGTTCGTAACGACCCGTAACGACTCGTTATCACTCGTTGCTTTCCAATCATCGAAAGACAACGGGGTATCTCCCCTGCGCTTGGTTTCACGGGAATAGGCAGCATAGTTTCGCTGCACGGTGATCTGCTCGTACTTCTCACGGTCACGGTCCAGCCGGGGCTGAATGAAATCCCACGCCACGCCCAGAACACCGTCCAGCTCCGGCACAACGCCATACTGTGCATAGTCCAGGATGGCTACAAACAGATCACCCTGCTCCTCCCTGTTCATCCGGTTCAGGCAGGGCCGGATGTCGAAATAGAGCATTACCCCTGGCTGTTTCTTGTCCATGGTTCCTCCTTGTCAGCGATACCTTTTTCTCAGTGCGTTCCAGTAGGCCCGGAACCAGACCCGCCACTGGTAGCAGCCACGGTCGTACGGACAGTTCTTCTCGTGCACGCAGCTGTCGCAGGGGCGGAAGATCTTCACGGGCTTCTTCATACCGCTACCTCCCGGACCTCCACCTTGATGTAGTCGGCATCGTGCCAGTAGTGGCACACGCCTTTCAGCCACCGACGGTTGTCCTCCTTCAGCAGCCGTCCCTTC